TCAACCCGCCGTTATTTTCACCATGTCGCCTGGATTGTCGAGCGTGATCTGGTCGAGCCCATCGAAGAGGTGCTCGCCCGGGAAGCAATTGACGATGGCCTGGAACGGCCCGTTGTCGTTGAAGATCCGCATCGTGCGCCCATGGTAAGTGTAGAGCGGCATCAGGTTGATGACGATGTCGCTTGCGCTCGTGTCGCAGCGCAGGGTGTTGTCGGTGTCGAGCGCATCATAAGGGCCGCCGCCCGGCCCCAGAATTCTCACGCCCAGCGGCTGGCCGAAGATGTAGATCTCGCGGAAGCAGGCGAACTGCTCATCGGTGAGCCTGCCCTGGTCGTCCACCAGAAACCCGCCCACGATGGCAATGTGATCCGCGAGGTTGTCCACCGAGATGCGGATCTGCACCCAGTTGTCCTCGCGCGGGCTCGTGAGTTGGCTCGACTGAGCCGCATAGGTGTAATCGGGGCTCTCCACGATGATGACGCTGGTGGCGTCCGGAATAGTGTCCCAATCCGGGGCCACGTAGAGCGTGGTGTCGTCGTTGTCGTAAATGTACCGGAACTGCCCCATGCCCTTGCCGCGCAGGATGCGGCAGAGACGGCCCTTCTCTTCGCCGGGAATGAAGCCGGGGTTGCCGGTCTGCTCGATGAAGACCGAGTTGGCCCACATGTAATCGCCCACGGAATTCGCGGTCGCTGTAACCGCTATGGCGCGGACCACCATCACGTCGCCCGGCTGCACGGAATCCTCCGGCGCGGCCCGCACGCAATCGGGGAATACCGTGAGCGTGCCGGTCGCCGGATCGAAGCCCGTGATGGTAAAGTTCCACAATGGCACTGAGCCATCCGAGGCATCGGCGAGGACGCTCAGATACCGGCCTATCCACGGATCCGTGGAAGAGACGAAATCGTTCGCCTGGATCTTGTTGCTGGCCGGAACGTCGGTGATGAGAACGCCGGCCACGCCGGCATGCCAGACCTGTTTCGCGCCCACCTGAATCGCCCTGGCCGCCGCTTCGGGCAATCCCTGCGTCATGTCATGGAGCGGACCCAACAGGGTATAGGTCGTCGGCAGTGGGTGATCTTCCCTGTACTGCTTGGCAATGCGCCGCCGGTCAACGCCTGCCCAGATATCGAAGCCATCCCAACCACCGGCGGCGGGAATCATGGTGAGCTGGATGGCCTGCTCGGTGACACCCGCCGGAATCCATACGCCCACGAGGTTCGAAGGGTAGACCGGCTGATTGTTTGCGTTCATGCGCTGTGTCGCACTAACGTACACGGTCATCGGACCATCGAGATTCCCGCCGGGCACCAGCAGTGCCGAGACGATGCGCGGCTGCACCGTTGCGGCGAATATGTTGATGCAGATCTCACCTTCCACGAAGATGGCAGGACTCCATGTCCCATCCCTGGTGATGGAATAGTCCTGCCAGAGTGCGAAGGTCCGCTCCAGAATATCCGGATAGAGCGGGTCGTCCGGAAACGGATTCAGCTCGTTCGGCATCCAGGCGAGGCCGGTGATGCTTTGTAGCAGCTCCGGCGGCGGAATATCCGCCGGCACGTCATCCGGCTTCGGGCCCACGGTCAAGTCATACATGTCGTCCGTGGTGCAGTTCGCCGTGATGTCGATGGAGTAGTCCGGATTGAGAGTCCAGGATTGCACCCGCGCCTCGCACCGGCCCGTTGGAAGCCGCGTGTGATCGAGGGAGATGATATCCCCCACCATGGTTTTCAAGGCGAGCACGGTGGTGCGGAACACGAGATTTCTGGCGTTGAGCTGCTCCGTGGGGCCCACGCCGCCGACTTCCTCGCGCAGGCGCGTGGCGATGATGCGGGAGGCCTGCGACTTGCTGGAGACGCCGACAAAGTTGATGGTCGATGACAAGTATTCGGGGGACGAGCTGGAGCCGGCATAGCTCGCGTGATCCATGTCGTACACGGTGACAGTGTTGAGTGCGAAGCCAAACTCCTCATCCCCGAACTCGCCCACCAGCCAATTGAACCGGGGTTGCAGGGGCGTGATCTGCAGGCTCTTGTAGAGAATGTTCGCCCTGGTATAGGCATTGCCGGCGAGCACGCTGGAGTTGATCCGGATGCCGATCCACAGCTTGCCGTTGACAAAGGTAAAGAACCCCAGGCAGCAATTCATGACTTCCTGGAGCCAATCCTTCAGAGGCTTCCGCTCCTTTAGGACTCCACGGAAACTGAACTGCTTCTCCGTGCCGGTGCCCACCAGCTTCGAAACCATCGTGTCGCAGATGGCTGCGGCGGCGATGGCCTGATCGACGTCGAAATAAGATTCCATCAACGCGACCGGGACGTCAGCCGCGCGGGTCTGATCGCAGCGCAAGCCGAGAGCACGCAAATAAATATTGACCGCAACCCATACCGGATTCCCCAACCCTAGCGTCCAGACGCGGTTGCCGGGCGCAGTCCAAGCCCATCCACCGATGCCGCCCATGACGGTGACGATCATGGCGCGGTCGCTTACCGCCGAGAGCTGCAGACCCTTCTCATCGGTGCGGCGGATTTCGGCGAATGCGAGCCCGCCCGCATAGGTGGAGTTCGGCGGCACCGTGTTCCACGGAGCTTGATCGAGGCCGAAGAAGTCGTTCACGCCGGCAGGATCGTCCCCCACGATGCCGCGCCACCCGCCGCCATGGAGCGGGTCGTGCGGCGGCTGCCCGTCGAGGGTGTGCTGGATGAGATTGGCGGAATAGCCGGCAATGGGGCCTTCTCCCACGATTCCCAATGCGGAGTAGAAGTCGCTCTCGTCGCGCCCGGCGGCGACATCGCAATTGACGCGCATCAGGATGTCGCTCCAGATCTCCTGCACCGGACGCTGGTACACCGTGTCGTCCACGATGGATACCGAAGTCATCGCAGAGCGCCCGAAACCAAAGACGCCAGTCGAATTGTCCTTGATATGGACCGTCTGCGGATTCGCTACCACACCACCAAAGCTCTTCTCCACGCCACGCGCGATGCAGGCGTCGTAGGACTTCGGGCAATCTGGGAATGAGCTGGTCGAGGGACAATACCGCCCCTTGTAGACCTTCCAGCATGTCCGCGAGAGAGCCCGCATCGGATAGCCCAGGCCCAGCTCGAAGACGCCATCCGCCGCCGGCAGGATGAAGTGCCCGTCGGAATCGAACTGCCAGCCTCGCGCGTATCCGCCCCACAGCTTGATCAGGTAGTTCGAATTCACGTGGAACAGCGAGAACTGGATGAACGCGCGGTACAGATTGACCTGATTCACCAGCTGCGACCACACGTCATCCGCATCCCCGAACGTGAATTGCGCGCAATCGCTCGACTCGCCCAGCGTTTGCTGGATGCCGCTCCAATCGATCAGGCGCGGGAGATACAGCGTGCCGTCGACCGCGCAGCGCCGGCTCGACAGGTACATCGGCGCGGAGCCGTCGCGGGCCTGAATGGTGATGAGCGGCACCATCTCCTGCGCCTGGGCGAGCAGCGAATTGGTGAGTGCCGTATCGGGGAACCGCGTGACAGTCGCCGTGGAGGTGTACGCCGGCACCACGGTGGGGATCTCCAGGAGCGTCACGCCCGGGTCGCCCGTGATGAATCCCACCAGCTGGTCGAAGGTCAGGATCGGATTCTCATAGCGCACCGTGTATCCTTCCGCGCCGCCGCCCGGGATCGGATGCGTGTAAGCGAATTGCGCATAGGTGCCTTGCGCCTGGATCCAGTGCGCCTTCAGGTTGTCGTACTCGGTGCAGCTGAGATGATCCTTTACCACACGGAAGCGCTTTGCGCCCGCGCCCAGAAGGTAGCGCTGCTCCGTTTTGAGGCCGGCCTGATCGAACGAATGAATCGCAATCGGCGGCTGGATATCCATGCCGGTGCCGTAATCCGGCGTGATTGGGAACGCAGCGATTACCGGCGGATCCGGAATGGCGATGGGCCCGAGATGGTCAGCCACTACGACACCTCGCGCAACTGGAAAGAGGCTTCGCTGCGGCCCATTCCAACTGCGTCGCTGAAGCCGCCATCAAAGACCACGATGTACCGGCCCAGGGTCTGGGTCCCAGTGGGATCCCAGTAAAAAGGCGGCACGGTCTCCCGGTAATTGTAGAAGTAGAACGCCGTGTGCTTATTGGCGAAGTAGAAGGCCCGCAGCGCATTCCATTGCGTCGGCGTGAGCTTCTGCGTCAGCCGGAAGAAACGCCGCGCGTTAAGCGCCAGGGCGGCGCGATCCGAACTGCCGTCTGGGTAGCTGTTCACGTGCGACTGGATGCGCAGCTCCTCAGTGAAGGCGCTGCAGAGCGCGAACGGCATCACCTGACTGGGCTGGGCAGGGATCAGATTTCCCGGCATCCGGCCTCTCTGAGGGGTGAAACGCCCTTGATTTCACTTAGAACCGGCCCAATACCATTGAGATAAGTATGCTTGCCAGGAAATGGATCGCCGCGGGCGTGGTTGTTATGCCCGTTGTGTCGGTTCTGATTTATTCGGGCGTGCAACGCGCCTATGGTCGTAGCCTGGAGGTTGCGCCAGGCATCTATATGCACCAGGATGAATATTCTTTCGACGCGGACTGCCTTACGATGCGCGGCAGGTTGACCGATCTGAGACCGTCGCCAACCCGGCTTGTGGCCGCTACTTTCAACCTTCGCTACAGAACGACTCAGAAGGAGATCAGTGAGATCGAGGAGGTGCCGCACATGTTGGACGAGCGCACATACACATTTCGACTGAAGGCCTGCGGCACTGATTCTTTCAAGAGCCACGAAGCTGAACGGCGGACCGAGGATGACGAAGGGATCGTGGACCTCATTCCGCGCAAGCTTTTTGGGCACGAGCCCCGTGCCCTCGAATTCGTATTCGAAGCGATCAAGTAGTCTCATCGCATCACCGTCGCCGGTTCCAGGAAAGCGCTCGCCTGGGCCAGCCGGCTATCCCCTGAACGCGCTGCCGATGCATTGGCGCTGGCCACCATGGTCGGATTGTTCTGCACTGCCTGCACCACCCTCCCTTCGAAGAGATCGTTCGCCTGCTGCGGATTGAGCTGGATGAACATCGAGTTCCGCAGGGCATAGGACAGGTCCGCGAGCTGCGTCGTTGTGGTGCCGCTGTAGGGCGACTGCACGAGCTGCCCGCCGCCGTAGACCGGCTGTAGCGCGAGCCCGCCGGCCTGCGATTGCGTGAACGTGACCGGATACTCCGGACGCGCGAGGCCGGCCTGGGACTGGCCGCTCGACAGAGCGTACAGGCGCACGATGTCCTGCACTTCCTGGCTGTAGATCGCGAGCGAGAGCGACCCGCCATACTTGGTCTTCGCGATCTCGGCGATCTGTTCCAGGATTTGCTGGTTCGAAATGTCGACCCCGTAGACCTCGCGGATCCGCGACCGTGCTTGCTGCGCGAGGGATTTTATGAACAGCCGAACCGTGCCGGCGACGGCACCTACAGCTGCCCCGATACCTGCGCCGATCAGCGTGCCGATCCCTGGCAGTACGGAGCCGATGGCCGCTCCCGCCAGTGCGCCGCCGCCAATGCTCATGCCCAGGCCCGAGAAGCCGCCACGCTGCAGGCCTGCGGCGGCGAGCCCGATACCACCGGCGGCCAGCCCGGCACCCGCTGTGCCCAGGATCGGGGCGATTGACCGGATCAATCCGAAGCTGGTTAGCGCCGCGCCCAGACCGGTCTGAGCTTGTGCGCCTACGCCGGTCCCACGCAGGCCTCCACCCAGCAAAGCGGTGCCACCCAACATGGCCAGGGCGGCCCCGCCGGGCGAGCCAAGTACCGAGCCCAGGCGCTGCAGCGGCGTCGCCGCAGACCACGTAATCGCTGTGCCCGGGCCGGTCTGAATGCTGCCGCCAATGCCGAACCAATCCTTCAGGTGCGAGACTGCCGAGAGCGGCGCACCAGCTGCTCCCCACGGAAGCTGGGATTTGTACCGCGCCATGATTTGCGCTTCGGTCTGGCTCGTGATCGGGACGCCCATGTACGAAGGCGTGGCCATGTACGGTCCCGCATCGGAGCCCCCCGTCTCATCGATCATGCGTCCCGCGTAGCCGATCGCGGACATTGTCGCCGCAGGCGCGTTCAGCCATTCCGGTGCGCTCGCCGCCGCTGCCGCCGCTACGCCGCCGCCACCCAGGCCGAGGGCTTTGAGCCACCCCCCGAATCCGCCGCCACCCCCGCCGCCGGTATATCCTCCGAACTGCGGTTGCTGCCCGCCGATGCCTCTGGGCCCGCCGCCGAAACTCACTTGGCCATAGCCGAAGAGTCCCACCAGAGCCGCCGCCGCGCGGCTGGTAACGATTTCCTTGATAGCACTGATGATGGTCGTCTTCAGCGCATTGCCAATCGCCTGCCAGACGCTGGTGGACTTATCTAACAAAGCGTCGAAAACTCTGCCGAGGGAATCCTTGAAGCGCTCGTAGACCCGCTTCTGCTCCGCGATAATGGCATCGTTGGTTTCCCTGGTGGCTTCCAAGCGAATGCGGTCGATCTCATGCTGCGTGCGGGTGATGACCTCGACGCTCTGCAGACCGTATTTGAGGTTCAGGCCTTCGAGATAGGCCGTGTATTCCTCGTGCTTGATCTTGCCAACATTCAATTGCGCATCGAGCAAATCCAGTTCGACCTGATATTCATGCGCGATGTTTTCCAGCTGGGCTTTCTGGACGTCTTGTGCTTTGGCTTCGCGGATGGCCGCCGATTCGTTCAGGAATTTGATTTCCTGCGCGAGCGTTTGCCGGTGGACCGTCTCCAGCTGCGCCAGCTGCAAGTCCCTCGCCGCCCCGGCCTCCTCGACCTGGAATTCGTAGTAGGAGCGGATTGTCTCGCGGTCCATCTCGTCCACCTTCTGCGTGAATTCGAGATGCTTCTGGTATTGCTCTGCCTGGAACTTCTGCTGCTGTTTGGCCTGTTCCTCGACTGCCGCACCAACCTTCGCCACTTCGCGCAGGCCGAGCGTGCCGGCTTCGATCCATTGCGCGGCAAAAACCTTCGCCGTGGCGCTGGCGTTGCCGGCGACTTCCTTGAAGAGGTCCGCGTACTTGGCGCGAATTTCGGCGAGGCCTGCGGCAGTGGCCGCCGCCGGATCCCCGGCCTTCTCGGCGAGCGATTGAATTTCCTTGTAGCGATTCTCCGTGGCCCTGCGGAGCGCATCTTGGGCGATGGTTTCCTGGTGCTTCACCAACTCTTTGTTGGCCTGCAATGTGCGGTCATTGGCATGTTTGTCCAGATCCACTTTCTGGTCGTACAGCCGTTGCATCAGGTGGATCTGCTCATTCAGTTCCTCCTGAGTCATGCCAGCGAACGGCTTGCGGGCCACATACGGGATCTTTACGCCCGCCAAGGTAGCCTGGAGATCTTGGGCCTGTTTCAAAGCGGCATTGAATTCGGGCGATGCGTTCGCGGCTCCAGTCATGGATTCCCGCAATGCGTGAATCCCCTTGGCCATATAATCCAGGTCGCGAAGTGGGCCGATGCCCGTGCCGGGGAATGCTCCGGCGATATATTTGGCCCAGCCGGGCATCTTTTCGAATTGTTTATGGAGTTCGCCGATGATGGCCAACAGATCCTGCAGGACGCCAATAAATTCCCGTATTGCGGGACTCAAGGAACCCCCGAGCGCAGTGCCGAAATCCCGTGCCTCATCCGCCAGATTCTTCAATTGCGTGGCGGGATCATTCTGCCGTAATTTGTCACCCAGATCCGGCAGTTCCGCCATCGCCCGGGAGAGTTCCTGCAGAAGGCGCGTGGACTTTATGGTTCCCTGTTGGAGGCCCTCAAAGATCTCCTCATTGGTGAAGTCCCTGCCCTCCGTTCGACGTAGTGACTCTTGCAGCCGCTGTAGTGCCTGGAGGCCGGAGCCTTGAAAGAGGTTGTAGAATTCGCGGGTCGTCAGCTTAGCTTTGTCCAGGATCATTCCATAGCCCCGCACGCCTTTGGACAGGGCTTCCATGTAATCCCCGGTTCGCTGCGCCTGCTTCTGCAAACCGAATAGGTAGAACTCGGTTTCGCGGGTCGTGGCACCGTATGCTTTTAATTGTTCGGCGGCTTTCAGCAGATCCGGCATCGTGAAGATGCCGCTTCGCGCGAGTGCGTGCAGATCATTGAATAACGCCGCTCCCTCTTTGGCCGAACCAGTAAGCGCATCGAGAGCGATTCGCGCACGCACCGCTTGGCTGGTTACGTCGATCAGGTACTGACTGATCTTCGCGATCCCAAGGCCGGCCAGGGCACTGTCTAACTTACCGAAAGCGCCGCCCAGTTGATCGATTGCAACGTTAAAAGAGCTGATACCCTTAGTGGCCTGCTGCGTGGACTTCTGCGAGGTTTGCCCGATCTGGTCAATCTTCTTATTGAGCTGGTCAATATCCGACTGCGCTTCGCCGGAGTTGAAGTCGACCTGGATGTAAATGCGGTTGGCGGCCATTACTTACTCATGCGTTTCTGCAGCTCTTCTTCCTGGTGTTTGTTCCGCTCCTCAGCCAGCTGGCGTAGCAGGAGGAACTCCGGGTACGGAATCTGATCCAGCGACACCTGGATTCCCGCCTGGATTGCGAAGTCCAGGTCGATGACGGTGGATATCAGCTGCCCGCCAGGAGACGCCAAATATTCTTGTAAAAGGGTCTGCGGGCACCCGGTACACGGGAGCGCTTCCGGTCCCGCCAGCGGATCCTCCATCAGGACTTCCGGGCATTCTGGCGGCGACGGGCAGAGAGCCTTCTCGCGCAGCATTCGGTGAAAAATAAAACGCGGCGAAGGCGCTTCGGGCCAGTCGCCCGCTAAAAATTTTCATTGGTCTTCGGGGCCAGCTCGCGGTCGAGGAACTCGATCACGGCTCGCACGGCAGCGTCTTTGTGGAGCGATGGAATCACCCCGCCCGTATAATCATCGCTCTTGCCCTGGCAGGCCTCCCAGAGCTTCGCGCCGGCATCCGGATTGACGCGGACTTCCTGCTTATTGAACGGGAGATCGATCAGGCGCACTGCGCTGCGCCGGAATGAGAGCACCTGTTCCGCCGTGGGAATGGTGAGCTGATGCTTCACCGGGCCGCTTACCACATGCAGCTCGACGGTCGCTTGAGTGCCGTCCACGATGACGTCGGTGGCCTCGCAGGTAGCGATGGCGTCGATGATGCGCGTGGCTTCGGCGGCGCTTAGCGGCGGCGCTCCGTTGGTGGTGATCTTGTTGTAGAGCGCCAGATCCACGTCGCCCGATTCGGAGCTGGTTTCCGATTGTCCCCGACCCAGCCGGCGAACGATGATCTTGCGCCCGCGCACGCGCGTGGCCCATTCCTCGTCGCTGGGCCAGCGGATGGTGATGGCCTGAATGCCGGCGCTGCCCCGCGCGGAGATTTCGATGATGGCTGTGGAATCGAACATTCACGCTCCCCTCATGGCCAGAAACGCTATGGTTGCGAACAACAATCCCAGCGACTCCCAATTGATCTTGGGAATCTTCGGGGATTGCAAATCGATTGCGCCGCCCAGGAAGCAGAGGGCGGCCAGAACCATCAGCCAGAACGATGCCGACATGACTACCTCCCTTACAGCCCGAGGATGCCGTCCTTCACGGTCACGGCTTCCAAGGTGATGATGTCGCCCGTGGGCGGCTTCAGGGGCCGCACTTGGCAGTTCACGGTGACGATGCCATCGGCTTCGCCGTTCACTACCGCACTGAACACGCCGCGCGGGATCGTGATCTTCATCGAGTGGGTGGTGGGCCCGGCACCGATGACTGCGCCCGTCAGAGTGATCTGCGTCGACCCTTCGGTGAGAGCGATCAGGTTCGCATATTCCTGGCTGCCCTTCTGCGCCCGCGCCACGAAGGAGAGGCTGATCTCGCGATTGCCGTATTCCATGCGCCCGCGAATCGCGAATCCGTTTTGCGTGCCCGAACCCGGGTAGAATCCCGAAGCCAATCGCACATTGTTGTTCCAACGAAACTCCATCGAGATGAAGCTCTGCGCTGCCACATAGTCGATGCCGCAGATATTAATCGTTGCCGAAGCCGCATTGAGAAAATGCTCCACTGTCAGGGCCGGGAACGTGATGCCGCTGGGATTCTGGATCTTGCCCGTGCCCACGCAGTTCACGCTAACCACGCAGTTTGCGCGGCCTGGACCGGAATTCATTGTCAGGGTCCAGTCGTTGATCACGTTGCCGATCTCGGCGCGGTCGACTACAGCGTTCGCGCCGGTGCGGATCTGCTCCGCGTAGGTGAATGCCGGCAGGTTGATGCAATTGACGACCGGATCGCTGGGAGTGGCATCGTAAGTAATCGCCGCCGGTGCCGTGCCGGTCTTAGTCGCCTTGCCCGTGGTGAAACAGAACAGCCATGCAAGAAATTCGCTGGACACGTATTTCTCAATGGGGATGGCGACGTCCATGTTGGTCGGAAAGAGCTGGGTCGCGAATTCATCGCCCTTGCCGATATCCTGGCTATCGTCCTCAGTGACCGGCGTCACCACGGCGAGCGCAGCATTGGTTTTGGTCAAGCTCCAGATCTGCGGCGTCGTGTTGATCGTCCCCAGATCGGCTTGCGGCGCGAATCCGAACGCGATCTTCGTTTCGCGAATGTTGGCAGGGCAACTCGGGGTCCCTGACTCTGGAGTAACTACATCCGGCGGGGCCGGGGGATCCGTTACGGTCGTACCCATTTAAGCGTCTCCTATTTCCTTGGTTTCGGTGGTGATGATGAAGTAGTCGATACCTTCCTCATCGGGAACTCGCGTGATGTCGATGACCTGGGTCGGATAGACGCCATCCATCACGCCGCAATAGCGCCATCGCTGGCCGTCGCCCGGCACCGGCACGCCATCGACAATGAGGTTGATTAGCGCCAGGGCGCTGCCGCCGCGACTGGCGCGAACAAAGAAGTCATGCCGGTGATCCCAGACCGCCATCTCGCCTTCGAGCAGCAACGTCTCCTGCCACGCGACGAGCACGCTGCCCGGCTTCGTCTGGTACACGGCTTTGGTGAGACTGTTGACGGTGGCACCGAGGTCGATGTAGGCCGAGATGGATTCGCTCTGACCCTCCAATGCCTGCACCAGCTCCGGTATCGCGCGAAGCGTGGAGACGAACGCATTGGTGAGTTCGATGAGATTAACCACTAATCGGCACCCACGCTTTCTTCACCCATGTGCCGTACTGCGCCAGGGTGGAGCGGAAGACTGCGTTTTGATCGCTGCCGGCGAAGCCGATCATGTCCTCGTACTGCTGGGAACGGGTGGCGTGGAGCCGGCCCATGCGGCTCGTGGGTTCGGCGCGGATCACGTTATTCATGGCCTTGCGCAGCTGGAAGTTCGCCACGAGTGCGCCGGTCATTTTCATGTCGCGCTTGGGAGTGCCGCCGCCGAGAGCCTTGCGCTTTACGAACAAATATTTGACCGAGAGCTTCTTCGCGGGATTGCCGCTGGTGTTAACGGCCTGCGACCAGCGCTTCTTCTGCGCCTCGACCATCACACGCCCGATCTCGGTGAGATTCGAATTGTCGAGCTGCGGCTTACGCACGCGCCCGGTCCGTTTGACCTTGATCTGCATCAGAGCTGCTCCATGCGGTCCTGCAGAACGATGCGGCAGCAGTAAGTGGCGAACGCATCCACGCGCACCACGTCGTACTGCATGTCGTCTTTCAGGAGCACGTCGCCTTGCGCGGGAGGAGCTGCCAGGTCTGAGTTGCGGATGAGCGCATGCGAGTATCTGCCGGGCGAGACTTCCTCGCCGGCAACGCCCTCTTCCCAGATGAGGGTGATGTCTTGCGCCTGGGACTCATCGAAGTTCGGGAGGTAGGTCGCGTTCCGCCCGAACTCCTGAATCAGAGCCGGCCACAGCTCTTCCGGCACATGCTGCGAGATGAACGGATTGATGAAGCTGGTTGCGTCTCCCATTCATTCCTCCTCACGGCCCGCGCCGGCAGAGGCGGCGACATGTTTGGTAGCAGGTCACCCCCACCAGACGCGGGAGAACCGTGAGCATTCCCCGCCTTTCCCCGGTAGGGTCAGTAACCGGGTGCCGGCGGCAGAACTTACAGAACCTTCGCCTTGAAGCTGGCATTCGGCCTGTACGGCACGATCAGCGGCGCACTTTGCATCAGGATCAGGCGCACGCTGGGATCCTCTTCGACCCAGCTCTTCGTGAAATACGGGACGGCCTGGAGGCCGGCGGCCTCGTCGCGGATGGCACCATAGGCGCGGACGCCTTCGAGCTGCGGCGAGCTGAGGATCACCGTGCCCGCCGGCAGGATCGGTTTCTCGTTGCCGTCTGCCGGATCCACGTACCAGCCCGCGTAGACAAACAGATTGAAGCCGTCGATGGTCCCCATGAACACGCCACCTTCGGTGATCTGCGCGTCCTGGGTCAAACTCGGTGGTGCCGCGAGTGTGCGCTGCAGGTTCAGCCGGTCTTTAACGTTGGTGTGGGATCGGAAAACCTTCCACACGTCGACCGTCATCAGCACGTCCACAGGCATGGTGCCAGTCGCCTGCAGCACGATCTGCGCCCAGTCTTGGAGATCATCGAGCGGAGTGGAGGTGCCTACGCTCCACAGCGTGCCAGCGGTGATGGTGTTGCCCGCCGCGCGTCCGAAGTCCACCACCACGGTGGGATATTTTTCGCCGCTGATAGTCGACTTGCCGGTCGTCAGGACTTCGCCGGCCATCACTTCCAGCCGTCGGTTGAGCATGTTCAGCTGGTCGGTGAGATCCGCCGCAATCAGCGCACGCAGGCGCTCTCCCGGGCTCAGCGTGCCGCCGATCTGCTCGCCCGGGCTGCGCTTCAGCGGGCGATTCATATCGAACGTCCGCTTGTCCTTCACGTAGGCCGGCTTGAAGGTCGACGTTTTGAAGCCGAGGCTCGCCACGATCTGGCCTTCGACCAGGGGCGATACGAACGGCGCGATGCGGCGCTTCCCGTCCAGGGTGTCGAAGTGAATCTCTTCAGACGTCTCAGTCTGTACGGTGCCGAAGAAGCGGTCGATCAGAAACTGCGGATTGCCCAACAGCGAGGCGACCACCCTATTGAGCACATCTGTCGAAAACAGGTCTGCCATTTTCCAATTCCTCTCAGGTTGCGGGTTGCGGTTTAGCGGGCCGGATGATGGTCGCCGGCATCACCCGGGCCCGCGCCAGAAAAGGAGAATCGCCGAGATCAGGGTCTGTGTCTGGGGGCCGGAGCTGCCGGCGGCGCACTGGTTCCGCCATGCACTCCGTGTTTGGCTGAGGCATCCGGCTTGTCCTCCGGCTTGTCCACCGGGATCGTGCCATCGGGTTTCACGCGATACTCTGCCGGCTTCGGCTCCAGGTACGGCTCCTTGCCCAGCTCGATTTTGAGTACCGGGTCTTCTTTCGGCTTGGGCGCGTTCGGATCGGGCTTCAGCACGCTCGTGTCGTCCTTGCGCACCTCGTCGTTCTCGCCGGGCGCGGACTTCACGATGGTGCCGGGCTGCGATACGACACTCTCCAGGAAGATGCCCATGTCACGCAGCTGGTCGGTAACCGCCGCGTGAGTGCCGGTCGCGGGCCACAGCACGGCATCGGCGCGGAAGATGCCGCCCACATAGACGATGCAAGCCGCATCCGCAGCGGTGGCATCCACGTCTTCGGCCATGATGGCACTGGCGAGGTTGGTGGCATCCGCCGCCACGATCTTGCCGCTGGCGGCCTCGATGCCCACGATCTGCCCGCGCTTGATGACCCCGCCGCCCGATTTCGCTGTTGCGCCGCGACTGACTACGTCCTCGATGCACAGCGGATTCGGATTGGGAAAAGCAGTTGTCGAAAAACTGGCCTGAGCTACAGGCTGGTAGGTTGCCATTTAAGATTCTCCTGTCTGAATTATCGAGTTCCTTGCCGTGCCCACACCCGGGAGCTGCCCCCCGTTGGTCGTTCGCCCATGCTGTTAGGCCGGTGACCAGCTCGCGGGAATGAGCACAGCGCTTCCATTTGCGTCAGGCGACCCGGTTCCGCTTCGGAACGTACTTGAGGATGCTGAGCACCTCTGCCTGCGGCGTATCATCGGCGTCGCCATTGACTCCGACTTGCGGGTTGGGGAGCTGCGCCATGCTGGCGGCCAGCGGGTTGGCCGGCACGGGCGTCGCGGTTACCGGCGCACTGTGCAGGATGGCGCGGACGCTCTCCGGGTCCAGTTCGGTGGTGAACGCCAGTTGCTGGGCGAGCTGCTCGCGCCCGCGAGCCTCTTCGCACGTGACGATGGCGCGAATGCGCGCTCGCTCCGCGCTTGCGGTCGGTGGTGTTGGGGTTGTGGCCGGGGCCGCAGGGGCCGGAGCCGGGATCGTAGTATCTGCCATCGGTTCCTCCTTAGGGAAAATGGGTTGGCCGGTCGCGTCGAAGGTCATGGGCGTGAGTTTCACAGTCATCGTGCCCTGTGTGGCATTCCTGACCGTGATCGGGAAAACCTGCGTGGGCGCGGACAGGTCGGTGACCAGCGCTTCGAAATTGGAGACGGCATCGGCCATGCCGGCGTCGACGGCCTGCCGGGCGATGAACATGCCACCGCGCCCGAACTTCTCGGCCACGGTTTCGCGCGAGACGCTGCGGAATGCAGCGAGCCGGCCAATGAACAGCTCCGCGAGCGAATCCACGATGGCCTGGATCTGCAGCTTTCCCTCTTCCGTGCGAATGTCGGTGCGCTTCAGCGGCGACTGGCTGGAGACGATCTCGTAGCGCTTGACGCCCTGGCGCTCCTGCGCGTCGCGGTTATCGGTGATCGTGGCGACCACGCCGATGGATCCGAGAAAGCTGCTCTCGTTGGCGACGATGCGGTTGGCGGCGGCGGCCAGCCAATACCCGCCGGAGGCCGCGAGCCCGTCCACGTAGGCCGTGACCGGCTTGCGCGAGCTGCCGTACCGGATCATGTCGGCCAGCTCGTTGATGCCGTCGACTTGCCCGCCAGGGGAATTGACGTTGAGCACAATGTGCTGCACCTGGGGGTTGTCGAGCGCAGCGGTGAAGTCGGTTGCCAGCCTCTCAACCGAGGTTGCGCCGGAGATTTCGGTGAACAGGTTCGCGAAGCGAAACAGCGGACCCTCCACGCCGAGAATGGCCACGGGCCCGCGCATCTCGACGCGATTGCCCGTATTCTCCAGCGGTCTGCCGATCCGCGCCGCGACGGCCTCCAGGTCCGCGACCGGGCGCTCCAAGACGTCCAGGATGGTTCTCATCGAGCGGTCGGTGATGGCCCACGGTCGCTCGTGGATCTCCGCGAGAATGCGCAGGTACTGTTTCATGCTGCCTCCTGTTGCTGGGCCGGCTGGCCCGCCGGCTGTTCGCCGGGCTCTGAAAGTCGCGGCGTAGGCACTGCTGGCGGAACGATGGGCAGATTCAGCTCCTCATACCGCTGGATCTCGACCGCACGTTGCTCCGCGACCTCTTCCCAGTCGAGGCCTTGCTCCGCGCACTCGTCTTCGAGGGTCGAGATGCCCGCGTTGATGCGCAGCTGGGCGGCCTGGGCCTCTTTTACCGGGTCGATGGTGCCGCGCCCAGGCCCGATCCATTTCGCCCGGCAGTAGAGCGGCATGAGGTTGTAGAAGTCCGGTGCCTCGACCTGGCCCAGCGCCACGGCTTCTTCGAGCCACAGCCGGTAGACCACCGATGCCCAGTAATTCGCGAGCCACATACGCCGGTTCATGAAGAAGCGCCACGCTTCGTTCAGGGCCGCCCTGGCCGAGCTGTAGTTGGTCTTCGAGAAATCCTTCATGACCAGCTCGTAGGGCAGGCCGAGAGCGCTGCCGATCTGCCGGTAGACGGCCTCAACGAAGGCGGCAAATTGTGCAGCCGGCCTCGCCGGCACGAACGGCTGGAGCTTGTCGCCGGGATAGAGCGGGATCATGCTCCCGCCTTCCAGCTGGATCCGATACTCGTTCTTCTTGTCGAGGTAAGAGTTCGGGTCGCCGCCCATCAGCTCGATAATTCCCGCCGGGTCGAGCGGCGTCTCGATCACACCGGCGACCAGGGAATTGACGATGGCCGACTGCAGCTCCGTGCGCTGATAGGAATCGAGCATGCGAAACTGCTCGATGATCGGAGCCAGGATGGGCTTGCCGCGCGTCTGATCGGGCCGCTCCTGAACGAATGCGTGGATGACTCGCTTGCGGCCCCAGTCGGTTTCCGCCGGGATGCGGTCCCACTCCAGGCCGCCGATGCCGGGGAAGTAGAGGCCTGCAAGGCCGGTCGGAATCTTCTGGATGTAGTACGCCAGTGCCCTGCCGTAGTTGTCCAGCTCGATCCCGCCGCGCAGGTTCCACGAGGGGAAAGCTTCGAGCGGATTGGAGAGCCGGTCGCTCTCGATCAACTGCAGGCACGTCATGTACTGCGAGTCGTTGCGCGCGATCCAAAGCGGGAGCGCCAGAGCTTCCCCGTTTTCGAGTGCGCTCCGAAATACGAGCTGAGTCATGCTCGCGAAGTTCTGGCGTCCCGCTGCATCGCACGCGCAAGTGTCGGCCCAAGTTCGCCACAGGCTCTCGACATTCCGGCTCCACTCTTCCGCCCAGGCCATGTCGCGCCCGAGAGCCTTGTAATCGGGCGAAGCCACGAGCCGCAGGCCGATGCCCACGGTGTTGTCGGAGAGCGTCTGAAACGCACCTGCGGCAACTCCGTTGTTGCGGTCCAGATCGCGCGACCGCGCCACCAGCATGGCCAGATCGGGCAGCAGATCGACGTCTGCCGGGGCCCGCCCTGGCTGCCAGTTGCTGAGTTGCTTTCGCGTGCGCGAGGCTCCCGCGTAGCTGGTATCGGGGCAGCCGCCGCAGTCGGCCTTTGGCTTGATGCGGCAGTTGAAGCCGTTGTGAACGACCACGGCTTCGCTCATGGGCAGGCCTCGAAGGAAAGCGGTCGCCGCCGCAGCGTGGCCACCGTGGTGGTGCCGGATTGCGCCGCGATTAGGGCCTGCAGGGAATCGATGTAGCGCTGCAGGCTGCCGACATCGGCCTGATTGAATCTCACGCGGCCCAGGTTCGGCGTCTCGACCTCGATAGTGGCCTTGCCGGAGAGCAGCGCCGCCATTTGCGCCTGGGCGAGAGCGAGTAACTGCTCCAGAGTAAGTGCGCTGCCGTTGCCGTTCGCCATACTTACTACTCCAGTGACTCCTTTGCGCGGAATGCCGTGAACTTAGGCACCGGCGCACTAGGTTGCACGCGACGCGCGGGCGCGGGCGTTGGTTCGGTTTCGAGCACGGTCAGCTCGTGTTCCATCTCGTCCCAGCGAGAGTCTTTCCACGTCTCGAAACGCAGGCTCGCGGCGGCTGCCCTGGCGTAGATCCGGCAGTCGAGCGCTTCATTGCGGTCCTGCTTCTTTTCCCAGACCGACTTGCGCACGCCGTTGACGAGCTTGGTTACGAGCACCTCCGCGCACAGCTGATCGAAGTACGGCTTGCCGTAGCTGGGGAAGTGACAATAGCCCGTGGGAAACGCCGCGCCCTTCTCCAGATCCGGCATCGGGCTGCGCAGCCAGCGGTACAGCTCTTCCTTCGCAATCGAACTGTTCAGCGGCCACAGCCGGATCCCGTAGCGGATATGGCGGCCATAGGGCGTCACTTCGATCATGCGCGGGAGGCCGACTAACGCCGGATGGCGCGCATCGCCCTTGATGGCCATCACCCGCTGATTGCCCATGCGGTGGACCCAGTCGTAGACCGCCATCGTGTTGAAGCCGGAGTCGACCGCGAGCCGCCGGATCTTAATCGGTTGCCCGTAGGCTGAAGGAAATTCCTCATCGAGCAAGGCCTCGATGTTGCGCCAGACGGCGGGCTGGCTGGTGTCCCCTTCGAACATGCGGTAATCGACAGACCAGCTCTCGCGGTTCCGGCCCCAGGCCACGATCTCGACTTCGAGACGGCGCATCTGGACGTCGACGCCAGCCGTCAGGAGCAGGCCGCCATACGCCACCGTGCCGATGGGATAGCCTTCGCGCCGCTCATACAGCCGGTCAGGATCGGGGACTTCGGTCGAATCGAGGAAGGGCAGCCCGAGCACCGTGTTCTGGAATACCTGGAGCTTGGTTGGGTCGCTCCCGGCTTTTTCGCTCTTCTCGGCGATCTGCGCGAACGTGAGCCAGGGCGAGATCAGCCCGGGCAGATAATAGCCCCGCGTCTTGCCGTCGCCCTTCGCCGTGGGCCGCCACTCGCAGCGGGGCAGCATGTGGCCCTTTTTGACGGAATCGTTAATGCCAAACTCGCAGCGCTCGCAGATGTAGACCGCCAGGAAGGGCTCGCCCTTCGGCCAGCGGAGCTGCTCCATGCGCAGCGTCTGCATCTGGCCGCAGTTCGGGCACGGCACGTAGCAGTGGCATTGGTCGGACTCTTCGAAGAAACGCTCGATGCGCGACCGGCCCGAGATGGTCGGCGTCGAGGTGATGAAAATCTTCCGCCGGGCGAAGTTGGTGGTGCGCGCAATGGCCAGCTCGCACGGGTCGCCCTCTTTGCCAGCGCTCGCCGGATAGCCGTCCACCTCGTCCATGTAGAGATACCGGCACGGAGTGGAGCGCAGGCCGGTGGGACTGTTCGCGCCCACCATGACTAGCAGACCTCCGTTGGTGAACGACTTGACCTGGACCGTGTTCTGGCTCCCCGCCGTGGCACGGATGGCGCGGGCATCCATCACCAGCCCCTGAAGAGGGGAGCATTCTTCGATAAGGGGTCCGATGCGTTGCTTGGAAGTACGCCGCGCCAGATCGACCGTCGGGTACACCACCATCATGGGGCCCGGCGAAATATGCATCGAGTAGCCCAGCCAGTTGTTGCCGCCTTCCGACTTACCCACCTGGGCGGCGGCCATGAGAACGATGGTTTCCCATGGGCTGGATGGCGATAAGTCATCCATGACTTGCCGGAGGTACGGAGTGCGGCTCGTGCGCCACGGTCCCGGCTCCGCAGAGGATCGCAGGGTGAGGTTGCGGAACTCGTCGGCCCACTCGGCGACCGTGAGCTGCGGATCCGGCTCCAGGCCTTTCGCAGCGGCGGCGGCATACATCGCCTCTGCGGCGGCCAGGGATTCGGGTGTGGGCTCTGGAGTCATCCCATGCGCCCCTTCGAAAAGTCATCCAGGATCGCGCGCAGCTCGCCGGTGATGATCTCGTGAACTTTGCGCTCGTCGGACTCGTTGGCGAGCACCGGCGCGAGCCGGTCAGGGATCTGCATGATGGTCTGCCGCAGCATGCGGTGCCGGTTCTCGGCGGCCACCTCGACCGCGCGCGCCTCAACCAATTCGCCGGAGCGCTCTTTGTAGCGCAGCTCTTTGAGCTTGCCTTCCCACAGTTCTCGCTCCGTGCGCGCATCGGTGAAGCTGATTTTCGCGGCGGGGGCATCCTGCGGCACCGTGACTGCCACCGGACGCCCCTCACCCCGTTCGCTGTGACGCCGCTGGCCCCAGACCTTGTCGGCTTCAGCGGCGTCGATCAAATTGTCGGCCCGGCGCACAATACGGCCCGTGCGCAAGGCGTAGTAAACCGTGCCTAGCGCGATGCCCCGATGCTTTGCGTACTCGGCGACACTCAGGAGCATTTACTTGTTGAACGGCTGCATCCAGGTCGGCATGTCAATCCGGCCTTCGCAGTAGTCGACTACGTCTTGCGCCATCGTGGCGGGTCCGATTTTGTTCCCATCGGCATCCTGAGCTTGGTCAAGGTAGGCACCGTTGGACGGGTTGTTGAAGATGCGGTCATACCACCCGGCGATATCGGCGTCGTCGACGCGGGCGGCCAGACAATCGAAGAACGCTTGGTTCTTGTTCATGTTTTCCTCGTCAGAGACAGGGAATGTATGCTACGCTTGGGCCCAAGCGTTCGTAGGTAGGATCAATTACTAGCTGTTCAATGCCACTGGCTGGTGGCAGAACAGGTTTGCCCGCATTATGAGCGGCTTTTCCGCCGCATGTCAAGCTCCCCACTGACTGCGTGACCCGCGCAGTACTTGTGTCATACTGTCGAGATATGTCACGTAATGACTCGACACGCGCCGACATACTCCAGCATGACGACCGATTCCTGCACCCGAAAGAAGCGGCGGCCATTCTGGCCACCAGCGTCAACACCCTGAACTTCTGGCGCTGCAACGGACGCGGCCCGAAGTTCTATCGGCACGGTCGCAGCATTCGCTACCTGCTCAGCGACCTCACGGCCTGGGGCAAAGCACGGTGCGGCGGGTAGAGATGAAGAGCGAAACCAAGATCCGAATGTTGACCCTTCTTCTTTCCGCGGCCGCAGTAGACCAGTTGGCCTGTACACGCGGTCCCAAAGGATTGAGCAGCACCGCCTACATCGCAACGGAAAGAGCCGTCGATGCGCTTCAACGGGTTTATGATTATCGCGATGAACGGCGCGAGTTATTTGAGCCCCGGCTACTCGACGCGCAGAAAGCAGTCGCCGAGATTCCTCGGGCGGAGCCCACCGGTTGGACAGGAAAGTTAAACCCGGATTGGCAAGTCAGGCTTAGAGCCGAGACGTGTCTCAACATTCTGGAGAGACATCGAATCAACCTAGACCTGATCTATCTGGCGTACGCCAAGGTTGAGCGCAAGGGACAAAGCGCAAGTAACGACCTCCAGTATGCCCGCGCTGAGCGCGACAAGTCGGCGAGCAACCTCGGAAAGTGCATTGAGGATGTGAGGGCGTACGTGCAGTTGAACGCTACTCGGCCATAACCACCTGCTAACGGTGGCCCGAATGAATAATGATCTTCCGCGATTTTTTTCACCCTGCCCAAGTGTCAAGTCTAACTGTGCTTTTTGGGGGCACCAAATCACTTGACTCACACAGCCTTCAGCAGTATACTAGAGGCATTGGAAGCAGAAACATTCAATATTAACAGTGGTTTAATGCAGGCGATCCGATATTTTTCGGACCCCATGATCTGCCTGGAAACTGTTGCCAAAGCGAAGTGGCCCAAGGGCCCGGGATGCCCGCGCTGTCAGTCTAAACGGCTGTCATTCCTCAAGACACGCCGGATGTGGACCTGCCTGAACTGCCGCAAGCAGTTTTCGGTCAAGGTTGGCACGATCTTCGAGGACTCGGCTATAGGGCTCGATAAGTGGCTGTGCGCCATGTGGCTTGTCGCAAACTGCAAGAATGGAATTAGCTCGTACGAGATCTCCCGTCACCTTAAGGTCACTCAACGTACGGCATGGTTCATGCTGCATCGGATTCGATATGCGATGCACACTGCGTAAGCGGGAAGCGCCTGACTTACGCGCGGGCGAAGGGGTGAGTATGACAAAGGAGAAAAAAGACAAAACCGAGGACGAAGAACAGAAACAATCGCCAAAGCGGCCATCCGGATACCGAGGGTTCGAGAAATTGCTTAAACAAGTAATCAAATCACCCCCAATAAGAGAGCCGAAACGGAGATCATTATTGTTGTTCGAAAGTGCATAGACCTAAGTCTTGCTGGTTGGCATATATTGTCACCATCATTGGATTAGTTGGCGTCCATGCAGGAGATACAATTCCAATACCGTATTGTTTACTCGATCTCGTTACTCTACCTCCCCAACCGCCAGCCAAGACGGCCCCTGTACCCAAGACCTGTCCATAAGCTTCTACAAAATCCCTTTCGCAAGTTACGAGTAATCGGATAGGAGTAATAGCACGATTCGTTAATAATAGAAATGTCCCCTGATTGGATGTCTTCTCTGGACGCGCATTGACGGGAAGTGTCCCTATGAAATAACGTATGATTCGAGTGGGCTGAACTTCCCGTTGCTGAGATCGCCCTAACTCAAGCAACGTTTTGTTTATTGTATCTTGCTGGCCCGATACTTGATCTCGGATTGTTTTAATCTCTACATCGCGATTAGAAATCGTATTCTTCAAGATTCTGATCTCGGCTTCAGCGCTACTCACCCTCTCTCTTGCCTGCTTGTGATCACTAAAGACCATAGCGCCAATGGACCAAATAAATGCGCAGAGCCAAACACCCACAATGACAATGACGCCACGTCCGGTATCGCCCTTCCATTCTGCGTTTACCGTGTCCCAGCCGCCACGACAATATGCAGTAATGAGCTGAATGATAACCACAAGCAAGCCAGCGACAATAGCCAGCACCGTGGTTCCCATTGATTCCGTTGCTTTTCCAAATGCCCGCACGAGAAGGTGAAGAGCGGCAGATAGCGCTTCCAGCATTCCAGGAGTCTAGCATATTTTGTGTGAGTCAAGTGATTTGTTGTCCCTTTTTTATGCAAATCTGTGTGAAGCGGTGCGGGCGGCAAGCCCGCGACGGTCACCCTCCGCTGGAAGGACCCCAACCATCCTGTTTTCAACGCTTTGCAATGTAAGAATGTAATCCCACTTCCGGACGCGTACACCCGGGGAGGGTGTACAGTCACCCTCCACCCATGGCAACCAGTGACAGGTGTGGTTTATCCCCATGGGCGCGAACAATGGGTGAAATCTGATAGCGTCGCACGTGTGCGGCATGCGATACAGGACTACCGTACTATGGCTGCCGGTGTGGTGGAGGCCGGCGGTGCGTGGTGGAGGCCCTGAACGCAGAAACGCCCCATCAGGTTTATTGCCTGATGGGGCGTAAGGGTAAGGCGGAATGCTGGGGTCTTTACTTACGGACCATTTCGGATCGAGCCTAAACACCTGTCACACGCTACCCATCCTCGGGATGCCGTACGCACGTTCCTAGGACGTCTCTCACGTTTGGGGCATACACAACGTTTGAGCAATACCGCCTTGTGACGGGCCATGACGCACACGAAGCACACGTCATGGATGCTAGGTCTTAGGCAACCACTGCAGAGGTGTTCCATGGTATTAACCCGCATGGCCGAAGAGTACGGTCCAGATGAAACGCCCCATTTCCACCGCAGCCCACAGGAACAGAACAAGCTCGAATAACAGCGGTTTAGTAACATGCAAGGCATGGGAAATTGCGTTGATAACTTCCGTAAAGCGATTCATAAGTTTTCCTTTCCTAGGCTGCGATAACTAGAAGCTGGGAATGCGTCTTGACTACAAACGGCGAGTCACACTTTCGGGCAAGGCCTTTTGCCCTAAGACCAATCACCACGCCACGGGGATCTAGGAAACGCAAATCATGCGAATCCCCATCAATCACCCGGTAACCGTTCCACGTTGTTGGCAGTGACTGACCCTTAGGGGTATCGAACACCACGGAGACGTTCGTTAGGTGCTCCAATGCCTCAATAGCTTGGGGCATGTTCTCACCCGAGTAGCTAAACGTGAGGTAATAATTCGGGTCTGTCCGTATCCATGGCTTAGGGTGTTTGGTGTAGTCGTAAAACTGAACCTCCGGGAATTCCGCTGCCATTTCCCGGGCAATGCTGGGTAGATCAGACGTCCCGTTGATACGGACACAAGGCGTTAATCCTTCCCGTTCCGAACGTCTAATCAAGGCCTGAATGTTGGCCCGTAAGGTGGCCATGAACAGATCGCGATCACTGTGGAGTAACCGAGTTTTCCAGATGCGGGATGCGACGCTAGCAGGCATACGCATGCGTCCCGCAGCTTTCAGGCATGCCTTGATGCAATGCTTTGTTGCGGAACGGCATGTATCCATAACGCCAGACTCGGTAGACGGCGAGAGATACAGAATCCCCGTCAAGTAACCCAGATTTTCCCCCTTGATGGTCTTAGCGTTTGAAACCGTGAGTAATCGTCTCGCCAATTGGCGTTTGGTGTATGTCATGGCTACAGGGTAAGTGCGCGATTGAGTAACTCATAGCGCTGCACCTACTCGCACCACGCCACTAACCGACTTACTCACTAAGTGAACACTGGCCACTAATGACACACTGACAGTCCGTGCGCTGCCGGCAAACCAGGCTAGGGGGATCACCCCCGGGGTCTGTGGGGGAATCGGCGAGGGGGGATTTTCAGAAAACCCAGGTCAACGGTTTTTGAAATCGGAATGGCCTGGGCAAATGGAAGCTGCAGTGGCTGGGGGGGCCCCAAGCAAAAGGAGGGTGGCTCAGTGCTCAGTTGTTCGCCGAGAGGGCTTCGGGCTACATGTCCCCGAGCTCTTGCCCATGTTCGGTATCCGGACGTCAAGTAGCAGAACAACGGTATCCAGGCGGAGCTTTCGTGGCGCACTCGGACGGCGAATGCTTAGATGCATTCCGCTCCGCGACGCCATGAACAGGACACGGTCAGCATTACGCCGTGAACGCGGAAACGGGTGTCGATGTCGATGACCACGAGACGGTCGCTCAACCCGACACGTTCGGTTAGCCATCGAGCAATCGAGCCGCCACCGGCGCCCACCTCGGGGCAACTCCAGCCCTCGGACACACCGATGTTAACCAGCCGACGGATCGTCGTGGGATCCTTTCGATGCCTGTTTGGTTCCGGCTGCGCCGGGTTAGGGGCAGAGTTTAGCTACGACAGTGCCAGTTCCGTCGTGGCCCGGCGCCGGAGCATACCCAGGATTCGTCTTTACGATGACGATCGTGGGAATGTTGCCAGATATAGTCGACCCAGACTGGCCGATCGAGCTTGAGCCGATCACGGCCATGTAGGGAGGTACGCTATCTGGTGGACCCGAGCTGTTTCCAGGATCGCTGGCCCACGCCCCACGACAGGCCGGCGGAGTCGTGCTGGTCATGTCGGCGAAGCCCGTAAAGGCATCGGGCGCTTGGCCGCCACTAAGTGAGTTCATTCTTGCCCACTGAGCGCCCCAGAAGTCGACGGAACTGCCGACAGCCGAGTCGAGGTTGCCGATCACGAAGGAACCGCTCCCTAAGAAGGCGAAGGCCAGAACCGGCTCCGAATCAGATGACGACTTATAGAAGGTATCACCCGCGAAGTTAGCTGTGACGGTGTTTGGACCGGGCGGCTGATTGACGACAATCGAGCAGCCCGCCGTCCCGCTGGCGTTGGTTGTGCCTGAGCAGGACTGAGCCCCAAGCGTGAACGTCAAGGTGCGGCCCGAGATCGGAGTACTGCCATCTTCCTTCAGCGTGGCCGAGAAGGTAGAAGATGTGTTAATGGCCAGCAGCGTCGGACTGCTCGCAGTGAACTTGGTGACGGTCTCTTCCTTGGTCACCACGAAGGACGCAGACGCCGAGTTGGCCGCAAAGGACGAGTCCCCCGCGAACGTCGCCGTAATGGTGTAGGTGCCTGCGGGTTGGTTTGGCGTGAGCGAGCAGGCAGCCGTACCAGTGCCATCTGTCACAGCCGAGCAGGTAGGAGCGCCGGCCCCGGAACCGAGCGAGAAGACGATCGTCTCGCCCGGAACCCCGCCGGTGGTGGTGAGCCTCGCTTGCACCACCGCTGCGTCGTCGAAGTCGGAGGTCGTGGCGCTGGCAGAGGTGAACGCGAGCGTGGTGGGCTGAATTGTAGTTATCTTCGCTACAAAGGCGTCCCTGATGCCGCCGTTGGATGCCTGCAGGGCATTAGCCGTCGGGAAATTGGTGGACTCGGTGAGACCTGTCACGTAGGCGCTGCCGGAAGTGTCCACTGCGATGCCCAAGCCAAGGTCAGCGCTGCTGCCGCCAAGGTAGGTGGAGTAGACCAGGGCCGAACCAGCCGGATTCAGCTTTGTTACAAAGGCGTCGCTGCTGCCGCCGCCGTTGGACGCCTGCAGGGCATTAGCCGTCGGGAAATTGGAGGACAGTGTGTTACCTGTCACGTAGGCGTTGCCGGAAGTGTCCACTGCGATGTGCTGGCTTACGTCACTGAAGCTGCCGCCAAGGTAAGTGGAGTAGACCAGGGCCGAACCAGCCGGATTCAGCTTTGTTACAAAGGCGTCATCGACGCCACCGTTGGACGCCTGCAGGGCATTAGCCGTCGGGAAATTGGTGGACTCGGTGGGACCTGTCACGTAGGCGTTGCCGGAAGTGTCCACTGCGATACCCCTGGCCTCGTCAAATCTGCTGCCGCCAAGGTAGGTGGAGTAGACCAGGGCCGAACCAGCCGGATTCAGCTTTGTTACAAAGGCGTCCTGCATGCCGCCGTTGGACGCCTGCAGGGCATTAGCCGTCGGGAAATTGGTGGACAGGGCGGAACCTGTCACGTAGGCGTTGCCGGAAGTGTCCACCGCGATGCCAAAGCCGTGGTCAGCGCTGCTGCCGCCAAGGTAGGTGGAGTAGACGGCCGAACCAGCCGGATTCAGCTTTGTTACAAAGGCGTCAATGAAGCCACCGTTGGACGCCTGCAGGGCATTAGCCGTCGGGAAATTAGTGGACGTGGTGTCACCTGTCACGTAGGCGTTGCCGGAAGTGTCCACCGCGATGCCATTGCCAAAGTCAGCGTCGGTGCCGCCAAGGTAGGTGGAGTAGACCAGGGCCGAACCAGCCGGATTCAGCTTTGTTACAAAGGCGTCAGAGGAACCACCGCCGTTGGACGCCTGCAGGGCATTAGCCGTCGGGAAATTGGTGGACGAGGTGGCACCTGTCACGTAGGCGTTGCCGGAAGTGTCCACCGCGATGCCATTGCCGCCGTCACTGCTGCTACCGCCAAGGTAGGTGGAGTAGACCAGGGCCGA